TAACATATCAACCGTGGCATTCTAGCCCTGGTAGGAAAATAAAATAATGGCAGAAGGAGAACATCAAATCTGCCAACATTGTGGAGAAAGAGGAATAAATTTTGACTGGGTAAAAGTAGAAGGAAAGGAAGACAGGATTCCAATTTGGAAATGCAAATGCGGAGCTAAATGGAAAGATACAAGATGGAAAAAAAAGTAATTATTCCATTGATAGAAAAATGCAAGTGCGGTAAGAAAGTTACGGATCATCATTTCAAATGCAATGAATGTTGGGGAAATACTGCAAGACTCAAACACAGAAAGAAAATGAGAAAATTAATGGAACCAGTAAGAAGGAGGTTTAGAGAATAATGGTAGAATATGAAATCAAATTAACAAATTCAGCAGGAATTGAGATTATATTTGATGAGACTTGGGGTTCATGTTGGAGATGTTGTGAGACAGGATTTCTTCTTGAACATAAATGTAGGGCTTGTAGACAGGAGTTAGGAGAACTCGAAGTAATAATATAATAATGACATCTGAAACAATAGATAGACTAAAGCAAACTATGAAGTTGATATTAGATGGAGCGGTTATTAAACTAAGTGATTTTGATGAGATTGGAAAACACTTTGATACTGCAGTTCAACAAATCGAACGATTAGAAAAATCAAGGGATTCGTGGAAAAAAAAATATACAGATTTGAAAAATAGAAAGCTTTAAATAACAAATATACATATATAATTATAATGGTGATATCTAAGAGAAAAAATATTCATGTAAAAACTCTCAAAAAAGTTGAGGATTTTTTGAAGCAGCAAACAAAACCAATTTTCAAATCTGATATTGTAAAGCAAATTGGAGTCGATTATGATTCTTTGGGAGTTGCTTTGGATATGTTAGAAATTACTCATTACAAAGATGGGAGGGTTGAGCTTAAATGTTAGAAATAATCAATCAGCGCTACATGAAGTTCTTGTTTAAGATTTCAAATAAACCGAGAAACATTTCCGAGTTAGCAAAGATTGGTGATTTGACAATAAGTGTTGCTTCGACTTTGATTTCAAGATGGGCAAGAGAAGGCGTAATAATAAAACAAAAAACAGAAGGAGCAAAAGAAATCATAATTGTTTTAACTGAATATGGAAAATCACAAGTAGCATTATTGAAATCATTGAATAAAAATCACATTAATAAACAGGAGCAATTAAGTAAAGAGGAAGAAGCGGCCGTTTCTCTAGTTGATAATAGTATTGGAAAAGGAGGTGAAAAATGACATCAAACACAAAAGACGAAGAAACTAAGTTGACTTGACGAACGAAGAAAAATCTTGAATCAAAAGAAATCTCAAACTACTGAAAACATGACGGAAGAAGTAAAGGACGACGAAGGAAACGTTACCGAAGAACCAAAGTTAATCTCAACTGTGAAGCAAAGCATGGAAGTTGAATATACTGAGGATGGAATAAGACTCGCGCATGATAATCTTTCAAAGGAAAAATCATTTATGGATAAAAGGTTAATTGATTTAGAAGAACAATTTGAAGGTGAAATGCCAGAAGATTTAAAGAAGCTAAAGGATCAGTTACAAGCAATCGGTAAATATGATGCTTCTGAAAAAGCAAGGACAGAACACAAGGCTATCCAGGAGAGATTGAAGATTGTAAATGCAGAGATTAAGTCGCTTACAGATGAGATTGGAACTAGGTTGAAGTTCTAATTTTGAAATTATTATTTTATTATTTTATATTTTCAACCAGGAAATACTATGACAAAAGAAAAAGAAACACAGCAGGGAATTACACGAACAGAAACCAAGAAGAGTGCTAACGGTATGATATTAGAAGAAAAGCATTTGGCTGTTTATGGTAGTGACTTGAAAGAAATTAAAGAGGTTTTTGGCGAGGAGTGGAAAAAATGAATAGATGGATGTGCTGGTTAGGTTTGCATAAGATGAAGATAATTCTTGGTGATGATGGATTTTCTGAGAAGAAAGTTTGTTTGAGATGTGGTAAGCCCAGGAGGTTTTTGATATGGTGAAAGCAAATGTAATTATAAAATTACCAATATCAGATTCAGAGAAAGTTATGGGACTGTGTGATAGAATTAAGGATTCAGAAATAGTAATTTTACCAAGGGATGTAAAGGTTTTGATTAAGGATTCTAATGGTCTTTGGAGTGAGGCGTTTCAGGATTATGAAGTTGAAGAAGTTTTTGAAGAAGATCCTCTTCACAATGTGGCCGAAGAGGAGATTAAGGAATATATTTCTGGTGAAGAAGCGATTGAAGCTAAGATGGAAGAACTTGCAAAGAAAGCAGAAGATGGGGGAGAGGAAGAAATATTGGTTAAGAGAAGAAGACCTAAAATTTTATCTGATAATGCCGATGAATTTCTCAAAGAACATTATAAAGAGAATATTGATAGGGAGCTTGCAGAAACAATAAAGAAAGTTTTTGGAGAACAATATACAAATGACCAAATCAAAGAGGCCAGAAAACGATTGGGCCTAAAAAAAGAAAAAAATAGAAAAAACGAAAAACGTGATGGTAAGCCAAGAACCAAATGGACTGAAGAGCATTTTGAATGGCTGAGGGAAAATATTGAGGATTATGGAAATGCAGAGTTACATAAAAAACTTGTGGAGAAATTTGATTTAGATGTTACTTTAAACGCAATGCAGGCCAGAATGTGCATAGTTGGAATCACAAGAAAAAACAGAACTGCAATGCCAAAAACAAAAAATCCTGCTCGACCTTTTAATCCAAAATTATTAAAAAGTGAAGCTACAAAAATTGGCAAGAGAAAAGGAATGTCCAAAGGAGCAATCGAATTAATCGAAGAAAACTACATGGAAAAGACTGATGATGAGTTACGAGAATTAATTGCAGACAAAACTGGAAACTTTCATACTTCAGATAAAATTCAAAACTATAGAGAATCAAACGGAATGGCGCGCCCAAAAGGATGGAATCCAGATGAGTTTGTATCAGAGGAGGGAGATTAATGGCTGAACCTCAAAACCTAGCAAATGCAGCAGTTATAATCGCAGCAGTTTATTTTATGTTCCAATCAGGATTTAATTGGTGGATGGCTGCACTTATTTTGTGGGGACTTGCAACATGGGCGCATTGGCATCAAACAGAAGACCAAAAGAAACTAGTAAGATTAGGAATCGAAGAAGTAGAGGTAAGAACACAAAACATGAAGATGGCAACAGCGGTTGCAACAGCAAATCTAAAAGTAATCATGAGGAACTTGCAATGATATTAGGAAAAAATGTTGAAACAGGCGAGAACGTAGAATTAGATCTTAAAAAATTAATAAGAACTAGACTTCTGATCCAAGCAAATAGTGGCGGCGGCAAGTCCTGGTGTGCTAGAAGAATTATGGAACAAACAAGCAAAGATGTTCAACATATAATAATTGATACTGAGGGAGAGTTTTCAACACTTAGGGAAAAATATGATTATTTACTGATTGGATCTGATGGAGAGATTCCGGCCACAATCAAAACAGCAGGACTTTTGCCAAAGAAGATAATGCAGATGAAGTTGTCTGTGATTATTGATTTATCTGAGATGAGTAAAACAGAAAAATGTAATTATGTGAAGAAATTCCTTGAAGAATTAATAATATTGCCAAGAGAATTATGGACGCCTGTTTTGGTATTTATTGATGAGGCCCATGATTTTGCACCGGAGAGCGGAAAGGGAAAGTCAGAGGCAAGACCTGCAGTAATAGGTTTATGCTCAAAAGGAAGAAAGAGAAGATATGGATCAGTTCTAATGACACAAAGGGGTGCAAAATTAAACAAAGATGCAACTGCGGAGTGCAATAACAAATTAACAGGCCTTGCAAATATACCAACTGACAGAAAGGTTGCTGCAGCCGATTTGGGATTCACAACAAAAGAACAGGAAATAAGACTTAGACAATTAGAACCAGGAGAAATGTATGGTTATGGTTCTGCAGTTTCAAAAGAGGTTATTAAAATTAAGATAGGACCAGTGTTTACAACTCATGAGGAAGACGAAGATGGAGAAGTTGCAAAGCCAGCAAAGACACCAGATAATATCAAAAAGCTAATGAATAAATTTATTGACTTGCCAAAGGAAGCAGAAAAAGAACTTAGGGATATAACTGATTGCAAGAATAAAATAGTAGAGTTGAAACTAGACTTGAGAAAGGCTTTGAACTCCCAACCCAAACCGGAAGCAGATGAACGAGCACTACAAAGAGCAAGAGATGAAGGATCCAGAGAGATGCAAAAAGTTCTTTCAGATAGGGAAAGGGAATACAATCAAACATGCAAGGCGTTCCAAAGAGAGATTAAGTACCTTGAAAGAATAATTGAAAATGTTGGAAAGGTTATTGGAGTGAAAGTTAATCCTGTTGAGATACCAGAGATGAAACCCCTTCCCCCCCGGACCCCCCCTACCCAAGAAGTGGCTTGTAATGTCCCGCAAGTGTCCCGCAAAATACCAGTATTTATTGGTAATAGAGAATTTTCAGATGAAGAACCTAAAACTGCACCGCTTGGATTATGTGGAAGAAATATTTATTCAGTGCTTTATGCTAATTCAACAAGAGAACTTACAAAAGTTCAATTAGGATTATTATCAGGTTATTCAGTAAAGTCTAGTGGATTCAATAATGCCTTATCACAATTAAACACAATGGGATTATTAGAAAGAATAAATGGAAAACTGAAAATAAAAGAAGTCAATGCAGAATTCATAAAGGAAGGGTTCGGAGAAATATCAAAAGAGTTGTGGTCCAAAAGTTTGGGAAAATGCCCCAGAAAGATATTTGAGTTTTTACTAGAGAATGAAATAGAGTTCGAAAAAGAAGAGGTTGCGGAGAGGGTTGGTTATTCAGTAACTTCAAGCGGATTCAATAATGCACTATCACAACTGAATTCTCTTGGCTTAATCAAAAGGGATAATGGTTTGATTAAAATAAATCCTGAGATTTTGGAGTTGTAATGGCAAGACCAAACGGAGTATCTCAAAAAGCAAAGGGCGAAACTGAAACTAAGCGTCATCAGGAAATAATCGAAAAACAAAGGAAAGAAAAACTGGAGAAGAAAAAATGATAGATAAAAGAATGTTATCAATATTTTGGGTATGTCTTGCTGTAGTATTAGTTGCATCTCTTCCGAGTATGGTTGAAATTGCGAAGATGGGAATGTTAGGAATAGCTTTATCTGGAGTAATATTTCTAGGACTATTGATTTTTATGATGCATATAACGGATGGTATATTCCAATGATAAGTAAAATAATCCAAAGAGAGAAAGAGCGCCAGGAAGAGTATTTCAACGGATGCGGTAGGAGTACTGGTTATCCGTATGACGAAGATTGCGGAAAAGGAAGATTTTGTGAGTTATGTGGAGGGAGGGTTCAATCCCACAAACAAAGCCTAATTAACTTGAAGGAGTATATGGAAGGGGAATTAGCTTTCTTTGAAAATCATGTTTATCAAGATGATGATCCTTGCTCTTTTGACCATCACGGATATTGCCAAACTCATGGAACTGTTGGAGAAGATAATTGTTCTAACGTAGTGATTAAAGAAAAGCAAGACCAACTCAAAGAAGACATTCAAGAACTAAACAAAATGATTGAGAGATACGAATGAAATGCGAAAAATGCGGTCAAGAAGTGCAAAGTTCATTAACTCATGTTTGCAATCCTACGGCCATAGATATGTTTCAGAATCCCTGGAAATATTCTTCTACTAGTAATGGAACTGGAGGAAAAGAATAATGAAACAATATTTAGAATTTGATGAGATAGAAGTTCCAAGTAGAAAAACCAAAGTATTCGAAGTTAGAAACAAGGAAACCGATTGGTTTTTAGGAACTGTTCAGTGGGCGAATAATTGGAGGCAATATACTTTTGTTCAGAGATTAGATTTGCAAATTCAGATGTCTAGTGGTTGTATGAAAGAACTTTGTGTTTTCATTGATGAGTTGATGAATGAAAGAAAGCATCCAAAAGTAAAACATTGTAAGGTAAAATTAAAATGCTTTTGGTGCAGTAAGAGATATGTGGATTTGGAATCCCATACTAAAAAGATGCATCTAGGATTAACAGCGAGGTCTTATGATTATAATGGATGAAAGAAGATTAGAAGAAGTATGCGAAGAAGAGAACTTCTCACAAATACTATTAGGAAATGTTTATTGCTCACTTGCAAAAGGGCGACAAGTAGAATGCAAATATCTAAACAAACAAAAGGACAAAAACGGATTATACCCATGTATGAATCTAATTTACCAGGAGAATGATCCTAACCAGGAGTTTGATTCATGATAACTGAATTTATTTGTGATAGGTGTGGACAAAAAATAACATTACCAAAAGGAGGCCGCCCAATGATATATCCAAAGCTGGAAGTTCCAAGGGATGTTTGTTATGCATGCAAAGATGATATTACAGGACTAGATATCAAATTGAATCAGAAGTTTGCAAAAATCATAAGAGATATTGACAAAGAGATGTTCCCGGCGGCGAATAATATTTTAGAATTTGGGAATAATGAAAATATTTCTCAACAATCGGATGTTGCAAAATCTATTTATTCAGCATTAATTTATCCGAAACCTATTTATAAAATTGGAGATGTTGCAACATCATGAGCGGAGTAAAAATAATCGCAGTTCAGGTAGTAGGGCTTTGTAGCAAATGTCGTAAAAATTCAAAAGATCATGCTTGGCCACTGTATGATAAAAATGGTAGGAAGTATGAGGATAAAGAAATTTCTTGTGTGGGATGTGCATTATGAAGAATGAAGTAAAAACCCCAAACACACACAAAGAAATTGGAAAATCCATGAAAAAACAGGAAGGAAAATTAATTCGATTAAAACTAAAGCAAATCAAACCCTACAAACGAAACGCCAAAATCCACACAGAGAAACAAGTCGGCGACATCAGGGATTCAATCATAACTTTCGGGTACAACGATTTAATTGCAGTAGACGAAAAGAACTTAATTCTTGAAGGACACGGAAGACTAAGAGCCCTATACATGATCGACACAACCGGAACAAAAGAAATCCCTGTGTGGCAATTAAAAGGACTGACAGAGAGCGAAAAGAAAGCTTACCGAATCGCGCATAATAAACTGAACCTAGACACAGGGTTCGATGTAGAAATCCTAAGTGAAGGATTCCATGAGTTAGAAGAGAGCGATAATTTTACTGATACTGGTTTCGAAGTTGAACAAATAACTACAATATGGGATAAAAAACAACCAAACACGCAAAAAACAGACGTGTCCGCACACGAACGAGAAATAAACAAAAAGAATAAATGCCCTAATTGTGGGTATGACTTAGCGGAGTCTAAGAACTAATGGCAGATGAATGTCCGAACTGCGGAGAAATGAAATTAATATTCATAGATTCTAATAGTATACTTGATGATTGGGAATGTTCAGGCTGTAAAACTAACTTCAAATTTAAGACAAATATGAGATATAACCTAAAGGTGAAGAACTAATGACAGAAGTAAAACCAATGAAAATAAGCGAGTGGATTAAGGACTTGCAGTGGCAACTCGACACTTACGGAGATGCAGATGTTAGAGTTTGTTGGGAGAGACATGATCAACTAGATGCAAATAATGTATTCTTCAGTAGAGTTATCGGAAATTATGAGTGCTCAAACACAAAAACTGATAAAGAAATCAAAGAATTAAAAGATAAACCAACAGATAACGATGGTTTATGGATCCAAAACTTTCCATATTAAGGAATAAATTACAACAAACGCAACAAATGACATCACTAACAGTATCAAAATTTAAGAAAGCACTAGAAGGAACAGGCGGAGTTCAAGCAGTTATCGCTAAGGCATGTGGAGTTGATAGGTCAACTGTTACAAGGTTCATTCAAAAATATCCAAAGATGAGATTATTGCTTGATGCTGAAGCTGAAAGAATAATCGACATAGCCGAAAACAAACTCCATGCGCTTGTTAACGACAAGGACATCCGGGCCATAAAGTTCTTCCTAGAGACAAAAGGCAAGTCCCGAGGTTACGTTTCAAAGCAAGAGTTAGAAATTGCAGGTAACATTTCAACACTAACGAAAGAAGAGCGCGCTGAAGAAATAAAGAGGTTGTTGGGGAAATGAAGGTAAAAATTAGGATGACAAAAGCTTGTAGAAATTGTATTAACTGTCATGGTCATATGAATATACATGAGACAGGAGAAAAACCATGTTGCCGTTTAGATATATTGCAAAATGAAGTAAAGCACGTAAGAGAAAAAAGATGTCCAAACTTCGAAAATACGATGTCTACTAATAGGAGTAGGAAATGAATGAAAGTAACAAAACAACAAGTAGGTGAACTCTTCGAAAAAGTAAAGGATGAACAAAAGCTTAAAGAACTTCTCCAAGAAATCTTCTCCCACAAAGAAAACATCCAAACGTTCGGAGAAGTAGTATTTCCCAAAACCGTAATCAACAAAACTCCCAATTTCCACTCCGAAATCTACGAATTACTATTTAAGCCAGGAAATGATGCACTGGCCGCACCAAGAGGACATGCTAAAACGTCCGTTACAGGTATAATTTTCTTGATTTATTGCATAGTTAATGAATTGGAGGAATATATTGTTTACATCTCTCAGAATCATTCTAAAACAGTCCAGTTCATTGACCCTATTAGGTTTGAGTTTAAGAACAATAAAATGCTACGATTCATTTACGGAGACTTAACGCCGCGCCCAGGCAGAGGTGATGATGGAAAGGATCGTGAGGATTGTTTCGATGTTGGAGGATGCAGAGTTGAAGCGGTGTCGTTCGAAAAGAATCTGCGAGGTTTCAAATTCCGAAATATACGTCCAACCCTCATAATTGGTGATGATATTGAATCTGATGATAGGGTCCTTAATCCAGAGCTTCGAGAGAAAGACCGAAACAAACTAAACAAAGTAATCATCCCCAGCCTGGATATTAACGGCCGCTTTAAGATGATTGGAACATTGCTTCACTTGGATTCTCTACTCAACAACAAAATTAAACTATACAAAGGAAAGGTGTTTGCAGCATGCAATTCGGAGTTTAAGGATCTATTATGGCCCGAACGGTTTACTGAGGAAAAATTAAGGAAAACTAAACACGACATTGGATCTGTGGCATTTCAACAAGAATATTTGAATAACCCAGTTGACAACTCGAGCTCACTAATCAAACGAGAATGGATAGAACAATGTTTCAGAAAAGACCTCTCATCTGAAGATGTGTTCAATATGGAATTTAGTGTGAAGACGATGGGTGCGGACTTTGCCTTTTCTGATAGAGTGTCTGCGGATGAGAGCGCTTACGCCGGGCTAGGCAAGAAGGATGAATTTTATTATTTGCTGAATTGTCAAAAGGACAAAGGTCTCTCAGTTAATGAACAAATGGATATCATCAAATCGCAACTATTCGAGAAATACCGATATGACAAAATAGGCTTAGAGGAAAACTCCATCAAGGCCATAAGCAAAGACATTGACCAATGGAAGTTGCCTATCACATTATTTTGGACATCCGCAAACGACCCCGCCGCCCGAAAGAAAGAAGATTACGACTGGACAAACAAACGTCACACAGTTGGAAAGATTAATCTGATTATGAGGCTCGGAACTGCATTCGAAAATAAAGAGTTCATAATCCCATACAAAACAGAAGCCGACAAACAAATTGCGGACCGTATTTTAGCAGAGTGCACGTCCTTTGCTTTGTCTGATGGGAAACTTGTTGAAGCCGGAGTTCATCCAGATATTCCAATAGCACTTGGTTATGCACTTGAATTAATGAACATGGGCGGCGAATCCTCGTGGGCTTTTGTTTAGAAATTCAACAATTAACTTTATAAAATTAAAAATCATTGAATAACTATCACTAGAACATATCAAGGTTGCCCACCTTAAATCACATTCATGGAAAAGACTTTTAAGAATTTCTTTGGTTTGCTTGGACAGAAGGTCGAAGCAAAGGCCGGAGATGGTGCTGTAACTGCATTTGAGGAATCAAGAGACGGACAACCAAAAGCATACATTCCAAACTTTTTTTATAGGCCGCCTTTTGGATATCCAAGATATGAGGATCTTAATTACCAAAGGCAGTTGGCTGAATCTGTTTATGTTGATATGGTAGAAACGGCCATAATTGATCAGGTTACTTCTTTTGATTTTACGATTGTTGCTGAGGATAGAGATGGAAATGAAGTTCCAGGGAAAGATAAGGAAGTTGAAGAGGTTAAGGAGTTTTTTTATAATCCAAATACTAATCCAGGAGAAAGTTGGGAGAAGATAGTTGCTGCAATGTTACCTGATTTGTTGGAAATTAATTCTGGGATAATGGTTAAGGTTTTCAATTCGTTCGGAAAGATGGTAGAAATTGTTGCGCGGGATGGGGCCGCATTTACAAAGAATCCAGACGTATATGGAATGTTCACTAATCGAGCAGATTTGATTTTGATGAAGAACATTTATGATCCGGACCCTCAGGCAGAACAAATAGAAAATCCGTTTCCTGCAATTAATGGTTATTTGACAAGTGGTGAAGCTCGGGAAGAGGGAGCATATTTTCAATATGGATTTAATACAGGGGCTAGACCTGTTCCGTTCGGAAAGAGAGAAATTATTTGGTTTGAGAAGAAGGTGCGAACTAATAAAATCTATGGCCGAAGCGCAATGGCGGTTTTGGCAAAGACAGTTCAAACTCTTATTTATGCAGTTGAGCATAATCTTGAATACTTTTCTGATAATTCTATTCCCCCAGGGATTTTAGGTTTGGAGGGAATGGCTACTGGTGATATGAAAGCATTTGGTCAGCAATGGGCTGAATCTCAAAAGAAGAAGGATGATTTAGGCAATTGGAAAAAGGCTTTTCACAAACTTGCAATAGTCAACAAGAAAGCAACTTTTGAAAGATTAGGATTTACTAATCAGGAATTAGAATTAATCGAATCTCAAAAGTGGTGGGCAAAAATGGTTTGGGGAGCATTTGGTTTGACTGCAACTGACCTTGGATTTACTGAGGATGCAAAGGGAAGTGCAAATCAGATTGTTCAGACTGCTGTTGCTAGAAAGAGAATTATTTATCCATTGTTAAGGTTGATTGAGTATTATGTAAACACCCAGATTATTCCGGAGTTCGGGTATGAGGGGATTCGTTACAAGTATAAGATTTTTGATGTTGATGAGGAAACAAAGAAATGGACCCTTTACAAATTACAAACAGAATCAGGATTAAAAACTGTAAACGAAATCAGGAACTCGGAAGGACTTGATCCGGTTGAGTGGGGCGAGGAATCTCCAAAGCAATGGACACCAACCGACAGCACAAATATTAATGTGAATGATTCAAGACAAACTGATGCAAATAAGATTAATAATGATTCTCGAGCTGCGAGGGCGGCCTTAAATAAGAACCCAAAAAAAAACATAAAAGCACAAACTACTGATTCGCCGCTTATTTTGGATCCAAATGAAGAACTAGATGAGAATGATTTGGAGAAGGTGATTGTTGAATTTTTGGATGAGAATGAAGATAAGGTTATGGAGATTTTAGATTCTATAAATACTAAGAATCCATTGGCCGAGATTAAAGGGATAGACGATTTGCCAAAGATAATAAAAAACCTATTCCAAATTTTCAATATTAAGAAGATTGTTAATTTAGTGATTGGTAATGAGTATGATAATGGTTGGGAGAAATCCGAAAAAGAATTAGACAGAAATGTTCAAATGAACAAGGGTGCTTTGGAGTTCTTGCAAGATTATACCTTTGATAATATTAAGAGCATGACTGAAGAGATTGCAAATGATTTGAAAGCAGAATTAAGCCGGGGAATTATCAATGGTGAGAGTATTACTAAGTTAAAGAAGCGAGTAACAAAGGTTTTCAATGTCGGAACTAATAGGGCCACAATGATTGCCAGGACTGAATCTAATCGAGCAGAGAATAATGGAAAGCTTTTGGCAATGAAAGGTTCAGGCGTAGAGAAGCAAAAGAAATGGATAACGCATGAGGATGATAGGACTTCTGATATTTGTACAAGGTTAGATGACCAAGTGGTTGATCTTGATGCGGATTTTGTTGATTCTAAAACAGGATGGACTGGCCAGGCGCCGCCAAGCCATGTGAATTGTAGATCCACAATTGTTTTTATGCAGAAGGAAGAATAGTTACTAATACTAATCTTTATTATAATAACATAGTAATACTTTTTCACAACGAAGCCAAATAGAAGGTTGTAAATATCAATTATACGTTTATATTCTGTTATCATAACATGAACAAATCCCAAGAGTAGTATTCCTTGTCCGTATGAAAGCCTTGGGGTTGTTATGATTTATTCATACTCCCTTAAGGGGATGCGTACGGGGTGTTGCTCCGTACGTACTCATACTCACGGGGGGCATGGGCGACTCAGGTATATTCCCGCCCCGTGTCTTATAATCATGGAAGAAGGAATTAAAAAAACAATTTGGTAGATAATCCAAATCTTTAAATTAATAGTCCCCATTTTTTGAAGGGGTAATGCAAGCGTAGTATATTGGTAATGCACCAGCCTAGGTTAAAACAGTACTGGATACGCAGGTTCGAATCCTGCCGCTTGCTTTGGGTATCGTGGTTCGAGGCGACCCAGCTATAAGAGGCCGAACCTATAACTTTAAGTTTGACACTGGGAAAGACTAGAACTGGTCTTCGGACTGGGATGTGGGTAAGAGGATGTAGCTTCCTAGAAATAGGGCATTCGAGCCTAAACCCACATCTTCATACTCACGGGGGTTCAAGGCTTCATCTCCTCTCCTCCCCCGTGTCTTATAATCATGGAAGAAGAAATAAACATAGACTTCAATAAGGATAAGAAATGCACAGATGGACTCTGTGGAAAATGTTGGATTTGTAATTGGTTAGATAAACAATGAAATGTCCAATATGTGAAGAGGATGAGGATTGTGCTTTGAATGAGGGTAAACTGGATTTCTCACCCAAGGAAATAAGAGGTTATAATAATCGGAAAGAAACTAGACCTATACACAAGGGGATGCTCAAAGTGTAAGAAATTCTTTAAGACACCATTAAGGACTAGAGGAAAGAGAGTATGCCCTGACTGTAATAGAAAGAAAACCAAAATCCCGCAGTTTTACATTTCTAAAATCTCGCAATTATCTTTATAACAGATTAATCCTTATTCAAATTATGAGGCAAGAAGCAAGTTTCACATTTACTACTCCTTTGAACGTTAACATAGTTAATATTAAGGGTGTTGAGCAGACGTTTGTCGAGGGTGATATTTCTACAAATGATATTGATTTCGTTAATGACATCATGTCTAAAAAGTGTCAAGAGAGCATGCAGAAACAAATTTTAGAACGTAATATGAAATTGGATATTGAGCATGAGGCATTCAAGGGAAACACTTCTGAGGAAAAAGAGATCGCCAAAACCAAAATTCCTGCGGGAAAATTAGTTGATGCGGTTGTGAAAGAGTTAAGTAAATTGAGATGGTCCACAAGAGTCAAAGGCCAGATAAACAGAAACCGGGAAGACTACAAAACTATTCAGGGTAATTTGACTGAGGGTTATTTGGATGCATTTTCTGTTGCATTTTTACCGACTGAGGTTAAGTACGAAACTATCGAAGGAAAATCAATTACAATTTCTGAATATAAAAATTTGCCACATGAAGAGAGGCGAAGGATTCTTGATGATTGTATTTTGTTGAATGTTGCCTTGACTGGAAATCCTTGTAATACAAAGGCCCAAGTTGCTAGTGTTGTTTCAAAGTCGATGGATGCACTTGAAGATTATCAAAAGAGAAAAGAATTAGATCCAAGTATTGAGGATGCGTTAATTGTTAAGGCTTTAAGCAAACAAGAAAAAGAAAAGTTAGATGATGTTATAAAATATATGGAGAGAAAACTTGGAAGAAAGTTAACACAAAAAGAGGCCAATATTATGATTAAGGATGGAAAGGATCTAAAGACACAGGCACTTTATCATGTTACAAGCAAACTTTATAGGTATGAGAAGTTGAATCCAAAAGAATTGAAACTATTGAAGGCCGCTTTGGAAGTCGCGGAGAATACTGGTGCGCAAAAGGAATTAGCTAAGGAAATATTTGAAAAGGTTTCCAGTGGGGATAAGTTGAATTACAAAGAGATAATGTTATTGGACAGTTTAATTTATGTAGAACAAAATTCGGAAACTATGGCAACAGAGCTACGAAACAAATCACAGTCTATCGGAAGTAAAACCCCCGGAGATAATTCGAAACTAAATATACAAAAAAATTCTAATAAGATGACAGAAGATAATCCAAACACTGATGCTGATGAAGGAACTGATGCTGGTAACGGTAACGGTTCAGAATCCGGTGATGGTGAAGGCGAGCAAACAAAGATGCTAAAATCTGTATCAGAAAATTTGAAAACACTATCTGACAAGTATGTTGGTTTGAAAGAAGAGAATGCAACAATCAAAGAGGACATGAAAGAAATTTCAGAAAATCTATTGAAAGTTGTTAAGGCTTTGGAACAACCAGTACACAAGTCTCCAGGTGTTGAGAAAACTGATGCTGAGAAAGAAGCAGCTTTGAAAGCTAGTGCTGAGGGTAAATCTGTTGATCCTTTAGGTCTTTGCAATTAAGATGAAATCTGCATTTACTGGTGCGATTGGCGAAGATTTTGATGAGCAAGCTGCTTATTCAACTACATTCGGTAATCTAAAAAGTAAGACTAGGTATTGGGACCCATCAAGTGGAATGGATTTGCGACAGCATGCAGGGTTAAAAGCTCTGAATACTGAAACAGGTGGCGCGGGAACTGCTGGCTTTGCCATGATTCCTGTTTACCTAAGTCCATTGGTAGTTGATGAATCTCGGAAAAGAACTCCATTAGTGGAGTTGCTTCCAAGAGTAACCAATCTTGGTATGTTTGCTGATTGGAATAACATTGAAGAAAAGGGAGCTGGTTTTACGGCTGCTGAAGATGCTGCGTTCGGGGAATCCGACGACACTATCGACAGGCATTCTATACCTATCAAATTCCTTTATTCAGTTGGAAGAGTAACAGGTCCGTCCCAAGCGGCGCAACCTGCATTCGTTCTACAAGGTTTCCAGGGAACTGGAAGCGGGTTAGGCGGAAGTGCTTTTTCAGATGTTAATGCTCCAAACGCACAGCAATTTAGAGTCTTAACTGCTGCAAGGGCTATAAAGGAATTGGAAGAAAGTTTGATTGTTAATGGTGATGCATCTACGGATGCAACTGAATTCTCAGGAATTGTAAAACTCCAGGGAACTGAAAACGTTACAGATAAGTCTGCGACGGCATTGGTACTAAGAGATATCGATGACACAGTTCAGAAAGCATTTGATGATGGTGGTAACGTTAAGTTGGCCATTGGATCTAGTGCTGCCGTTACAGACCTAAGAGCGATTACAATTGATACATATCGTTATAATCCAGGTGATATCCCTAATGGTATTCTACCATTTGGTGTCCCAGCTGCAATTGTTTTACATACAATGTCAGGACCAATACCATTGATCCCGTCTATGTATTTGAGCAATACTTCAGGTGCGAAACAAATTTACTTCCTTGATACAGATTACATCGAGATGCGAGTTCTACAAGATATGACTTACGAAAGATTGGGTAAAGCCAACGATTCGGACAAGTTCTTCTTGAAGATATACGAGTGTCTAGTGATGAAGAATCCTAAGTTCAACGCGTTCATTGACAACATATTGTAAATCAATAATTTTTATTTTTTTTATTTTTTAAACATTCTCGGCCGGAGAATCAAATAAACGGCACATGCCCGAAGGGGTAATCCAAAACTAAATGAAAAAATGGAGGAAAAAATATGACAGCATTAGGAGAAGTTGGAACAGTTACACAGGAATCACCAAACGCAGGAGTAAAGGTACTTATGTGGGAATTGCCAGATACTGTAATCGGTGGAACTGATACAGTTCAAATCGACTTGAATGACCATGGAGCTACACAATTATTGAGTATTGATGTTTATGATCAAACTACAACGGGAAGCGTAGTTGTTTCACAAGCACCAACTACAGTAGTAACAGCAGGAGTTCTTGTAGTTACATTAGGCGGCGGAGATACTGGAGCTAAGACGATAGTAATTCGTTGTAAATAGTTGTCTTTTAATATAAAATGACAAAATTTGGAGAAGCATCCGGTAAGATCAATCAGAGTGGAGCTAATAATCTTTCACTTGCAGAGCCTATGAATTTAGCAGGGACAAGTTCATCACGAGTTGTGTCAGATGTTGCAGGTCTTAAGTTCATGCAATATTATCTTGAATGTACTGCGACAAGCGGAGACAATCGAGGGATGTATCTTAGGTTTTATTTGAGTGGTGCCGGAGCCGGAGGAGAAGCAGCACGTTTATTTACAACAATAAATGACGTAGCATGCGGAACTGCACATGGGGCACACATTTCATTAGACTTTGCATCTAGCGGAGAACTAAGTGGTCTAGGAATCGCAGGTAGAAATACATTGCATATTCCAGATGACGCAGGTTGGACTGGCGGAACATTGTCACCTTTACAGGCAGAGATATATTCTGATGGCGACGCAAGTGATCCAGACGGAGTTACAGAGTTGAGCTTTATTAGAATTCTGAATGACGGTAATGCAAATGGGAAAGCAGATGTAGATACTGACGCATTCTTATTCAGCATACAAGGAATGACTTCCGGAACAGGAAAGATTGTAGAGATCGGAACTGGAATGGGAACAGTTACTGGAACTTTGAAGGTTAAGATTGGCGCAGATACTAGGTATCTTCCTTTCTATTCGGCTGCAGGCTAATGACTTTACATATTGCATAAATCAAGATGAAATTTAAATTGAAATTAGCTGAGAGAATTAACACAATGGAGATTCTCCCAGCAGAAGGAAGTTTTGTTACTTTGAAAGTTTTGAGAGAGCTAAAACTTAACTTAGGAGTTAAGGACGAGGAATTCAAAATGTTTGATATCAAACAAAAAGATAACCAAGTGACTTGGAACAACAAAGGTAATGAAGAGCTTGAATTTGAGATTGGTGAAAAAGCAGTTGAAATCATCGTTGAGCAATTAGAAAAACTTGACAATGATAAAAAACTTGAGGATAAACATTTTAGTTTATTTGAAAAGTTTGTAAAGGATAAGTATTAAAAATAATATGACAAAACCAAACCAAACCGTACCAACACCAGAAACACCAGAAACACCAGAAGCTGCAAAGGTTCAAGTAGTGGACCAAAAGGCAGAATCTGAATTTAAGAATAACGGAAAAGACGTTAAGATTAGATTGGGTGATAAAGATTCTGGAAAATGGATTACTGTGAAAAAAGGCAAAACTGTAACTATTCCAAGAAAGATTGCATTAGCAAACGGACTTGAAGAAGTTGAATAAAATATTTTATTTTTTTTATTTTTTTTATTTTTCTTGTTTAGAAAAACAAGAGGTCGAGGGACCATAACCCAACTAAATTGGAGAAAACAAAAATGATTACACAACACACAATCACAGCAACGGTAGCTGCAGGAGAAACAACAGCATCTGCAGATAGTGGAACTATACATGGAGAAATCTTAAAGGTAGCTATGGATGTTACTGGAGATTCTATGGATATTAATCTTGATAGTCTTGGTGAGCAAAAAGCACAAGCAATTTTGGATATCACAGGAAACACAGATACAACATATTATCCGAGGACACCAACAGTTGATTATCAAGGCGCGGCAAACAGTTTATACGCGGCAACATTCCCAGTACAGACACCATTCGTTGTTTATGGAAAATTGAGATTAGCACTTGCAAGCGCAGCCCCTGCAGAGACAGTCACAATGACCATAACCGTTAGACAATAAAATGAAATTCATCAATAAAGGTGAACCCATTAAGATTCGAATAGGAGAACCAGGAGAATGTTATTGGGCCACAATAAAAAGAAATGAAGTCGTAGAACTTTCACAGAGATATGGTTTTAGGTTGGGGCTTGAGGAAGTCAAAACAACAGAAGGTAAGTTAGGAGATTTATCTGTTCAGACAAAACAGATTGTGACAGTACGTGACAGCACTCAATCAGATGATTTCTTCAAAGAATTATGTTCGATTAATGGTATTGGAAAAAAGACTGCCAAGGATATTATCAAATGGGGAACAAAAGAAAAGCTAAGTGAAGTAATTTCAATAGGGGGCAGTTTGCCATTTAGAGATGATGTTGAATTAATGCTGAGGAACAAATATGGGTGAAGGATTAGTTCTGGGTATTGATGATTTTAGGTCTCTTCCAATAAAGAAGAAACTAGATTGTCTTTATGACAATCAATTACAAAGTATTCGAAACGACAGCGAGACATTAAAAAAAGTTAATGGATATAGACCTCATCAAAAAATTCAATATCCTTGGCTGGTAGCTTTATCTGGAGCGGCAATATTCATACTTAAAATTGGAGTGGGAGTTTAATGGGGACGTATGTTACGGTTGCATCGGTAAGAAGAACTGTTGGAATTCTTCAAGCAGATATTAGTGATGCGGATGTAGAATCCACAATAACAGAAGTTGAAAAGCAAGTTCCAAGAAAATTCAATACTGTTTTTGTTCCAACAGAAAGAATCGATATTTTGGATGGGGATGGAACTAATCGATTACTTCTTGATAAGAATCCGGTGTTGGCAGTTAGGGAGCTTAGGATTGATGGGGATGTAGAGGATCCAGTGAACTTAGAAATTTACAAAGATTCTGGATATATTTTTTTGGGTGAAGATTCAAGTGCTTCAAGATTTATTGACAAACGTAATTCTGTTGCTGTTAAGTATTTGTACGGAACGGTTGAGAATTCAGAAACTGTTTTGACAGAATCTGATGCGGCGAGTATTGCCGGAACTTCAATTGTTTTGTCTGTTACGAGTGGCGCGGACTTTGCGGCTAATGATTGGATTGAAATTTTTGGCATGGATGGAAATAGAGAAGTTGCCAAAGTAACGGCCCAGGATGCAAGTACAATTACAGTTGATCAACTAGTACAAACTCATGAATCGGATAGCACGGTTGTTAAAATGGAGATTAGTGATAATTTTACAAAGCTTATGAATATCATAACTTCGATTGCATTGGTTGCAAGAATTGTTGGACAATCTGCTATCGATACTGTAGGTTATGATCTTGGTGAGTTGCATGTACAAAAGGGTGAGCCATATACCCAATGGAGAGAAACTGTTACTCAATTAATTAAAGAGCGTGATGAGTTGTATGGAATGATAAGCATCCGTCCGAGGGTAATGTGATGAAACTAGAAATATCCAGGATAGAAAGTAGAGTTTATGCTTTGTCTTTACTTTTTATATTTGGTACGGTTTTAATTTTTGGAATCTCAGTTGTTAGTGCTGCAGACTTTACGCCCCAGGGTAATATTAATTTGAGGGATGTTTACAATATCACAGGGGCTCCGTTTGTTAATGCAACTCTTTATTATGGAAATGGAAGTCAGTTGGTTGGTATTGTAGCTTCTAATGCAAATTTTTCTACGTTTGCAAACTCATCTGAATATTGGGATGATATGGACACGATCAACACAACCCAAATGGAAGATAATAGTGGAACTTTGAATATTTTGATTAGTTGGTTTACTTCAACATGGAATACTATTTTTGGAACGAAAACAACTGATGATTTGTCTGAAGGCTCAACTAATCTTTATGATAATCAATCCTGGAATGAAACGCGAGGGGATAATATTCACATAAATATCGACGGTGATACAATGACGGGTAATCTTAGTTTAGGAAATAATAATATTGTTGATACTGCAAGAATACTTTTTAATTTAACTGCTTGTGGAGATGGCGAAGTTGCAGGAACTCTTTGCCATGACGTAGAGCATGACACCTTAAAATATTATACAGTAGGTGGTCAAACTATACAAATAAGTCAAGAGGTTACTTCGCCAATGAAAAATAAAGAAAGTTTTATGGTTATGGATGGTAGTTATGTTTATCAAAGCGGAGCGTCAGGAGATAATCTTGAATTTAAATTGGCTAGAGCTGATAATTTTAGTACAAGTGGGCTTGTCGGTGTTTTAACTAGACCATGTAATGCCGAAGAAATTTGTGCAGTTACATTTTTTGGTTTTGTTAATGATATTGATACTTCTAGTTTTTCATTGAATGATAAGCGTTATTTATCTTCTACTGAAGCAGGAAACGCTACAACTACAAGTCCAGGCTTTCCAAATAATATTTTATTGATGGATGATGTTGTTAGAGTAAATGCTAATACTGGAAGAGTATTCGTATTCCCTAGGTTAGATACTGCCAATGGAATGACGTTTAATACAATTGGTGTTATTGGAGATATTGTTCAAACGGATTATAAAATTAGAAGTTTACCAGGAAATGATGCTATTGGTCAAAATGTCTTTTGTATAGAAATGAATGGCTCTAGTGGAAATACTAGTTGTCATTTGACTTTGCAGCCAGGTGGACCAGGGCAAGCAAGTTCTTGGGAAAGGAGTGGTATTGTAGTCCCGGAAGATGGAAATTGTAATAACGAGAATAGAACAGATCCAACTTGTTTTGCTAATAGTGCAGGTTATGTTTGGAAGATAAATGATTTTAATACAAGCGTTTCAGATGGAGCAGACTGGGGAATTACTGGAGAATTGGAAGTTATAAAAAGTGCATATATTCAAGGAAATATTACTACTTCTAATTTAAATTCTACTAGTTCGATTACTCTTCAAGATGAACAAATTAGTTTCTGGGCTAACATAACTCAGTTTGTAGTAAATATGCTTTTAACAGATGGATCGAGAAGTTTGACAGCTAATTGGGACCAGGGAGCATTTAACTTGACAAATATAAATTCTTGGTTTTTAGGAAAGGTTAATTGGTCGTCAATACAAAATAAGTTTTCAGGTTCGACAACTGATGATTTAACAGAAGGCTCAACAAATCTTTATGACAACCAATCCTGGAATGAAACTTATGCAGATACTCTTTACTATGATTTAGGAAATTCTTTTAGTTATTACAATTCAAGTGATTTTCTTATTAATGACTATTATCTTAAAGCGAATCCATTCACATTTTGGAATGATACCTACGCAACTTTCAATGAAACTTATGCAGATACTCTTTATTTGACCGGACAATTAAGTTTATTCTTTTTCAATAATTCAGATTCGTTTAATAGTTCCTATACTGTGATGAATACAACAATTAATCCAGACCTTCAAGTAGATACGTTCAGCGGATTAGGCGATGGTGATAACTTACTTGCTAAAAGAATTTTATCTACTCTTGATTTGTCTATTTTAGAAACTGGTGCATATAATCAACATACGACGATTGATTATACATCTGGTTCAAAGGATGTTCAACTGAGAAGTACACTTCATGTTTTATTAGTAAACGGAACAGAAATTCAAATAGGAGCAAGTCCAGTTTCTCCTGTTTTAGCAACTGGAACATATCAACAAGTTATTTGGACCGGTGTTATTGACACTGAATATACTCTTTCAACTGGGGATTATTTGACTATGTATTTGTATGCGTTTGTTTCTGGTGGAGGAGCTGCTCCTACAGTAGACTTAGTTGTTGGCGGCTCAACGAGTGCAAGATTAGACATAGGAATTAATCCAAATGATGTTTCAACAGTAGAGGTGGATCCTTTTTGGACGTCTAACTCTTCTACAGTTGCCAGAATCGGAGATTGTCCATCTGGACAGTTCGTTCAAAATACTACGACTGGAGGAGTGGAATGCGGCGCGCCTGCA